GCCTTATGGCTATATTCTCTTAATCGACACACATTTATTCCTATGCGCGAGCGATCCAGATCCCGTCAGACTCAAGAGTTTTTCAACAGTAATTCTCCTGCCTACTCTTCTCAAATTGTTGAGTATATGTCGGAAGCTCCTGTTGGAGGTGGAAACCGTCTTAGACATTGGAGGATTACTCCTCATACAGGCAATGTCTGGTCTGGCGACCATCCTACTTACGGGCCTGGCTCGTCGTATTTCTACGACGGCTATGATTCCGGACGTGGTTCCATGTCTTACATTCTTACTGATCCTATTGTCCAAAATGCAATAAGGCGGTCGGAATATTTAGACTGGTCAAAACTACCGTCATCTTCATCCTTTGGTATCATACAGTTCTTTGCAGAGCTGGATGACACTCTCGCTATGTTTACAAAGCGATTCCTTAGGAAGCTCTCATACGGATCTGTCACCTGGGGTGTTTTACCTTTTATCCAAGACCTTCGTGCCTTGGCTGCAACCCTTAATAACCTTTCTACCGACTTGAAGTCCTTTAACTTCGAGTTTCAAAGTGTTGTTAATATCGACACCGGTAGGTCTGATGGCTATAACCGTATTATTAACGGTCAAATCATCACACGTTATTCTGGAACTGCTTCCATTGATATTGATGCAAATGAGCTCAATATTCTGCTTGATAGGCTTGGTTTTCACCCTGATCTCGCTACAGCTTGGGATTTGTTGCCTATGTCTTTCTTGGTAGATTATATTCTTCCTATCGGGGATTTTCTTGAATCTATCCATCCTCGTGGATGGGTAGACCGCGTTATCTTCGAAGGTTGGGTTACTACAAAGTTAGACTTGACGACTGACTACTATTCGGACCCATATTTGGATATTCCGTTTAGCGGTACTGTCGACTATCGCATGTTCAATCGTGATCGTGTGTTTATGCCTCTTGTGGCACCACCAGCAAGTTTGGACTTACCGGACTTAACACTACCAAGCCCTAAAGAGGCTTTTAACATTTTATATGTTTTGGTAGGCTCTAAGCAACGCTGAGAAAGTTAACTAAATCCTTCCCAACATTTGGTACTATCAGCATGCCCTTCGGAACTATTACTTCAAATTCAGTTGATTTCGAGCCTCGTAATCCTGGGGTCTATTCTGACTCCTCTGTAGGATTCTCGGATCCGAAAAACGAGTTTCGTATTAAAGGCGGAACCAGAACAAAATCCGGTCTCGTCACTGCAACTGTTACTCGCTTGAAAGAATCTGATGTCACTGAAGGTTCTATTGTTGTCCGTTATTCGGACGTGATATCCCTTCAGATTCAAGCTTCTAAGGCTGCCGATCCAGCGGCTTTGGACGCCATGGCTTCAGATATTGCTACCTTTTTAACCAGTGGCACACTTTCACGCTTACTAATGGGCGAACAGTAAAAACATACTCTAGTCGCGGATGTGGATCCTCAATTTAAGGAGTCACAGCATGCCGGCGACTGTTGTAAATTTAGAAAAAGCTGTAAATGCCTTGTGTGTCGACCTCTGTGTCGATACGTATACTCGAACATACTTGCTCCGACGCTTAAGAAACGAAGGATGTAAGTTTGTTACGGTAACCCTTCCGAAGCTAGCTAAGTCAATTCTAACAGCCCTTGAAACGGGCATGTGGAAAAGACCAACTGACTTCGCATGGAAAGGCGGCTCTCTCCGATTTTTTCGAAGTTTGCTATCTAGTATCTTTGACAGAAAAGGACAGGTTCTACCTAGCGTTTGTCCGGTTGCTCTTGCGAGCATTCGGCAACTTTGTGAGTATTTTTACAAACTAGCACTTCCGTTTTCGGAAGAGGTGAAGGTAGAGTTTGAAGAAGCGTTTCTCGCGGTCGAGAACGACCTTGAGGGCCATACGCACAACTATGAGTTCGAAGAAGAGTGTCGTAAGACGCTCGAATTTCTATATCCGTCTGTATGCAAAACCGCAATCTCCGACGTTTATAATACGTCGAGACCGCGTCACGGTCCAGGAACCTTCAGTGGGTCTCAGAATTCGCAGCAAGCTGCAATTGAGAAAGGTCGCACTTCATTTGGCGATACGTCTCATAATTTTTCTGACCTTGTTGGTTTCTTCAAACCGTATGTTTCTTGCCCCAGACGGCATGTGTTTGGCATTCAAGCTGAACACTCTGAACTACTCTTTGTGCCTAAGGATTCTCGGGGCCCACGAGTTATAATTCGTGAGCCCGCTCATAATCTTAAAGCACAGTTGGGCGTATATGATTGGATTACTAAGACGATCGAAAGAGAGTCGAAGTATCGAGTCAACTTTCAGGATCAGTCTGTTAACCGAGAACTTGCTCGGTTAGCATCCGTTGATCGTAAGCTTGTCACAGCTGACCTTAAAGAGGCCAGTGACCGTGTAATACACAGAACGTGTCGTCGAATCTTCAGGAATTGTTACCCTGTGAGATTCTTATTAAAACGCACGCGCACTCCGTATTGTAAGCTACCCTCAGGGAGAGTGATCAAACTGAAAAAAGTAGCAGGTATGGGGTCGGGAATTACTTTTCCTGTTTTAGCCCTGTTAATACACGTCGTTGCTGTTACAGCCATTTGGAAATCGCATGCGATTCCTAAAAGCACTGCGTCAAAGCAAGTGTATGTCTACGGGGACGATCTAATTTTTCCTCGTCAGTATAGGGTTTGCATTGAAACCGCATTAAAAGAAATTGGTCTTCGGATCAATTTCGATAAAACTTTCGAAAAGTCTTACTTTAGAGAGTCTTGCGGTGGAGACTATTATTATGGTAACAGCGTCGGGCCAGTTCGCCTCAAGCTTCCTTGTGCAGGC